CCCCGAGCGGGGAAAGTGGGTAACACGCCCACCGCAGAAAGGCATACTAGACGCCTTTTCAGACCCGCGAATTGAATTTATATATTTAAAGAAGTCGGCGCGTATTGGTTACACGTCGATCATTGGTCACGCCATAGGTTACGGCATACACCAAGACCCTTGCCCGCAATTAGTTGTGCAGCCTCGTGACAGCGATGGTGACAAATGGAGCAAAGAAGACTTACAGCCGCTGCTAGATGGCACCCCAGTATTGAGGGCTTTAGTGCCGCAAGCGAGGTCGAGAGACTCAAAGACAACAATAAAGGTTAAGCATTACCCTGGAGGCCCGCTTAGAATTGTTGGGGCTAATTCACCTGCTGACCTGCGGCGCATATCTGTTAAACGTGCATACTGTGACGAGGTAAACGGTTATCCCGCTACAGCAGGCAACGAGGGCGACCAGATAGGCTTAGTGATCACTCGAACAGATGATTACTATGAGCGAAAAATAGCGCTCGGATCAACGCCTACCGATGAGGGGGTATGCCGTATCACTAAAGAGATAAAAGACTCAAGCCAAGGCTATTACATCGTTCCTTGCCTAGAGTGTGGCGGTGAGCATACCCGCAAGTTTAGACAAGAAGAAAAGCCGATTAGATTGCGTGGCGAAGTCTTGCCGGTTTCATATTTGAAATGGCCAGACGGCAAGCCTGAAGAGGCTAAGTGGTTTTGTCCTAATTGCGAATGCTTGATAGGTCACGATAAACACGCAGAGCAAATGCGGCTTGGTTACTGGAAGGGTGAAGACTGGGATTATAGAGACGATGAGTTTAATTTCTTGGATACTTTCAGCGGCAAGATAGGTTTTAACATCTGGGCTGCTTTTGGTTATTCGCCAAACTCAACGCCCGCTGGCATGGCTACGCAATTCGTGAGTTGCAAAGATGATCTTGAAAAACTCAAGACATTTGTTAATACCGTTTTAGGCGAAGAGTGGAAAGAGCCAGGCGTAAGGCTTGATGATGAATACTTGATGGAAAAGGTTGAGGATTACCCCGCCGAGCTTCCCGATGGTGTTGTTTTTCTAACCGCATTTGCTGACATACAAGAGGATCGAATAGAGGTTGGTATAGATGGTTGGAGCGAGACGGAAGAAAGCTGGCAGATAGACTATCAAGTTTTTTTTGGTAACGTTCAACATCAAAGAGTATGGGACGAATTAGCGGCGAGCTTCAGGCAAAAGTATAAGTTTGCAGACGGTCGAGAGCTTCCTATTGCGGCTATGGGTGTTGACTCTGGTTACTTGCCCTCAACGGTATATGAATTTGTAAAGAAGTTTGGTTATACACACTGTTACGCGACAAAGGGCGGAAGTGATGGTGAGGGCGTCCCAATAGTTGAGGATCGTCAAAAACGATTACTTAGACTTAGAAAGCGAAATAAAGGCAGCTATGCTCCCGAGATAATCGGAGTGCATGAAGCAAAGACAACTGTATTTAGGCGTCTGAGGTTGGACAAGGTTTCACCTGGCTATTGTCACTTTGGCTTACATAACGATTTAGAATATTTCAGACAGTTATCAGCAGAGCGATTGCAGACAACTTACATTAAGGGTCGAGCACAAAGAAAGTACATAAAGATCAGGCCGAGAAATGAAGCGCTTGATATTAAAGTAGGAAACTTGGCGGTTTTACGCTTAGCAAATCCCAATTGGGATAAATGGCGCGACGCGGCAAAGGCTGGAGTTTCTATGGCAACAACAAAGCCAAGGCGTAAGCGCGGCATGATTAAAAAAAGAGGTCGATGATGGCGGGATTAACATTAGCAACAGCGCAAACCATGTTGGATGCCGCTATTGCTGCTTTAACTGACGCAATGAAAGTACAAAGTTACAGCACATCAACAGACACTGATTCTTTTTCGGCATCTAATCAGAGTATTGAGAGCCTTCAAGAGTCGGTTGCTTACTGGGACGCTAAAGTAAAGCGCCTAACACGTGGCGGCGGCGTTCGATTTAAGCAGATGGTTTACAATGGAAATTAAAAAAGAACTTGAAAATGTTATGAATTCGGTTAATCCGAATTTGGTTGACAAGGTTCGAGCTTATTTTGACCCCATTGCCGGCGTCAAGCGTCAAAGAGCGCGTCAAATAATGGCGCTTACGGGCGGCGGATATAGGGCTGGATCACGCACTAGAAAGGCGTTTAATAACCACAATGTAACATCGTCACAAGACTCTGACGCGGACGTAGTTCCAGACTTGCCTTTAATGCGTGACCGCTCGCGCGACTTAATACGAAACAACGCCATAGCGGCTAGCGCGATTAACACAAAACAAATTAGTGTTATCGGTACCGGCTTAGTTTATCACTCTGAGATTGATTATAACTTTCTTGGGTTGACCAGAGAGCAAGCAGAAGAGTGGCAGAAATCAGCGGAGCGAGAGTTTAGACTATTTGCCAAGTGCTGCAACATTGAACGAGATATGACATTCTCAATGTTTCAATCACTAGCTTACAGGTCAAGAAAGGAGAGCGGTGATGTAATTGTAGTTCGTCGCTTCCACAAAAACCCTAACGAAATTTACGGCACAAAACTGCAAATGGTCGAGGCTGACCGCCTTAGAAACGAAGACAATAAAATTGATACTGCAACACTGGTTCAGGGTATCCAGAAGGACGCCGACACTGGCGCAGCAATTAAATATCACATCGCTAATAGCCACAGCGGGTTTTATCTAAACAAAGACATTACATGGTCGGTGGTCGACGCTTGGAATGATGACGCGGGACTGCCCAACGTTTTGCATTTATCGCAAAAACTAAGACCACACCAGACGCGAGGCGTACCAGATTTAGCACCAGTTCTTGAATCTATCAAGCAGCTGGGCGACTACAAAGATAGTGAGCTTAGAGCGTCAGTTTTAAATTCATTATTCACCGCTTTTGTGAAGACAGAAGATGGTGAGACCGGCGCGGTTCCAGATGGTGAGATCGATGACTCTGGAGATTTAGAGGTTGGCTCTGGAATGGTTGGCTATTTAGGATCAAATGAAGATATGGTCTTTGCCGACCCAACTAGACCAAACAGTGCAGCCGGTGACTTTATTGGCTTATTCTCTGAAGAAATAGGTACGGCTATTGGTCTACCACGTGAAGTTTTGATGAAAAGCTTCAAGTCTAGTTACTCGGCGGCTCAGGCGGCACTATTGGAAGCTTGGCGTTATTTTAAAGTAGATCGTAGCTTTGAGGTTGAAAAGCTATGCGTTCCAGTTCTGGAAATGTTTTTACATGAAGCGGTTGCGCTTGGTAGATTGAAAGCGCCTGGCTTCTTTGAAGATCCATTAATAAGAATGGCTTACTGCGGCGCTCGATGGGTTGGGCCACCCAAGGGGCACGTGGATGAATTGAAAGCGGTTAATGCTGCGACTAAGAGAGTAGAGGCTGAATTTTCAACTAGAAAACAAGAAAGCGCAGAGCTTGGCAACGACTACGACAGAAACCACGAGCAACGAGCATACGAAGTCGAGCAAGAAATAGCAGACGGTACAAGCTCAAAACGAGTGCCAGAACCAATTCAATTTGAGGTTGATGTAAGTGACGACAAATAAAAAGAACGGCCTTAGACGCGCCGCGAAAGTGGTTATGGCTCAGCAATGGGCTATCACACCGCAGGCACTAGAATCTATTTGCATGGTTGCCTCTGGTATGGGCGATGTTAAAGCGCTGATGAAGCAAAACGGCGGCACGTTGAAAAACAATCCCGCCGTTGTTATGCGCGATGGAATTGCAATATTAAGTATTGATGGCCCATTGTTTAAATACGCCAACTTAATGACTGAGATTAGTGGCGCAACCAGCTATCAAATGTTCGTTAAAGACTTTACGCAAGCTGTTCAGTCTGACGAAGTTAAGGCAATCATTTTGAATATTGACTCACCTGGCGGCATGACTAACGGAATGACTGAGACTAGCCAGATTATCCGCGATGCGCGTGGAATTAAGCCAATTTATGCTTACATCGGCGGCACTGGCGCGAGCGCGGCCTATGGCTTGGCTTGCGCGGCAGACCACATAATTTGCGAGAAATCAGCATTGGTTGGCTCAATAGGCGTGATTTTATCGGTTGAGGCTGGTGAGGATGGTGATATCAATATCATCTCTAAGAATGCGCCAAACAAGCGACCAGATATTAATACGGAAGAAGGTCGTCAGTCATTTCAAACGACTGTTGACGATTTAGAAACAGTATTTATCGATCATGTTGCGGCTTGCCGCGGTATTGACCGTGAAACCGTGGTGTCTGATTTTGGGCAGGGCGGTATTTTAGTAGGTGAAAAATCGTTAGAGGCCGGTATGGTTGATAGTGTTGGCTCGCTTGAATCATTAGTCGCCAATATCGGCGGAACACAAAGAGGTATTCTTATGGATGCAAATCCAAAAGCAGAAGGCGAAAAGCCTACTATTACCGCCGAATATATTTTGGCGAACCATCGAGAGATTGCAACGCAATTCAGAAGCGAGGGCGCGAAGGGTGTTGATTTATCAGCATCGGTAGCTAAAGGCGCATCTGATGAGCGAGAGCGCATCCAATCAGTATTTGCGGCCAGCATGGTCGGTCATGAAGATTTGATTCAATCACTTGCTTTTGACGGTAAAACCACAGGCGGCGAAGCAGCTTTAAAAGTTATAGGCGCAGCTAGGGCAAGCGGCGCAACCAAGCTACAGGCAATTTCAAAAGATCTTGAAGATGCGCCTAAAGCGGGTCTTGAGCAAGAATCTCAATCTAAGGGCTGGGAAGATAACGCAGCGTTACGCGCCGAGTGGAACGATGATAAAGCCAGTTACGACGCATACACAAAAGCAACCGAAGCGGGTTTAGTCCGCACAACAGGAGTTAAGTAATGGCTACTTTAGCAGCAAACACACCGCGCGGCTTTGAGCAGGGCGATATCGAAGGTTTTCCAGTAATCGCAGCGGACATTATCTATGAAGGTGCAGCGGTTGGCGAGAATGGCGATGGCTATTCACGTCCATTGGTGGCAGATGATACTTTTCAGGGTTTCGCGGAAGACAAGGTCGATAATTCGGCTGGCGCGGCTGGTGACTTGAATGTAAGGGTTAGGCGTCGCGGCAAGGTTCAATTAGCCGTTACAGGCGCAACCGCAATAACAGCAAACGATAGTCCAGCTGTATACGCGTCTGATGACAACACGTTTACTTTAACATCAGCAAGTAATAGCCTAATCGGCTACGTATCACGCTGGGTTTCTAGCGGCGTATGTATTGTTGAATTTGACGCGGCTTTAGTTAAAGCAGCTCTACAAGCATAAGGGGTACACAATGAGTGCACAAAAATTAGGTGAGCGCCAGATTATTGGCAATTTCTACAACCGATTAAACCAAGAGTCTGGGTCTGGCTGGGTTAATTCAATCTCGTTTTATACTGATTCAGACCAAGAGTCTGAAGAGTACGGCTGGTTAGGTCAGGTTCCAACTCTGCGCGAGTGGATTGGTGGTCGACAAGCTAAAGGATTGATTGATCATTCTTTAATTCTACGTAACAAAGATTACGAGGCTAGTATCGACATACTTCAAAAGTGGATTGATCGGGATAAGACGGGTCAAGTTAACGCCAGAATCAACGATTTAGCTGATCGGGCCAATTCTCACTGGGCTTCTCTTTCTTCAACATTGATTTTAAACGGCGCGTCTAACGTTTGCTATGACGGTCAATACTTCTTTGATACCGATCATGCTGAGGGTGACTCAGGAACGCAAGACAACGATATTACCGTTGATATTTCCGAATTACCCGTAACAGTTCATGGAACTAATACAGCGCCTAGCGTTGAAGAAATGCAACAAGCTATTCTTAAAGGTGTTACGCAGATTCAAACTTTCGTTGATGATCAGGGTGAGCCAATGAATGAGAATGCTAGTTCATTCTTAGTTATGGTTCCTTCTAGCTTGTCAGTGGCGGCGATGAATGCGTTAGCGGTTGTTCGTGGGACAGGATTAACTGAGCAATTAAGCCCTTTTAGCATTGAGCTTGCTGTTAATCCTAGGTTAAGTTCTTGGACTGATCGTTTTGCCGTATTTCGTACAGGCACGTCTACCGGCGCTATTATACGCCAAGAAGAAAAGCCGATCACTTTATCAGTTAAAGGCCCTGGCTCTGATTATCATTTCGATAACAATGCCTCTCAGTACGGCATCGATACACGCCGAACAGTTGGTTACGGCATGTGGCAAGAAGCTTGTCTTGTAACTCTGGTTTAAACCTTTAAAACGGTCGGCACTTATTAGAAGTGTCGACCTATCGAGAATATCATGGAAAAAATTACAGTAGTAGGCGACGTAATCACAGTTCGTTACGGTACAGTCGAGCTTAGCGACGATCAAGCGAAGCGCAGAAAGCACAATCTTGAGCACTTAATCGAAAAGTCTTACGAAGTTAAGCGTCCAATTCAATTTAAAGTTGGCGAAACTTTTGGTTATGAATCTGGGGTTGAACAGAAAAAGACCACAAGAAAAACCAAGATTAAATGAGCTTAATCAATCCTTCTCAGTTACTGATAAAAGGCGCTAACGCTGAAGAGGTTACGCTAGATGGTGTGCCAG